TTACGGAGCAAAAGGAACAGACTGTCTTGGAGTAATCACAACAATATATGTTTTTCCAACTTCAAGCACTGATAGGTTAATAACATCAAGCCAAGTCAAATACCCTTCCGGAACAGTGTCATCATCGTCAATGATATCGACAATAACAGAATGATTATCCGTACGTGTATGCGATGCTGAATCATACTTCCAAACCTTTACGTCGCTGTCTGGGTTAAGATATTCTGTTTCGGCATCCAGGACAGGCGTCAAAGCAAGAATATCATTTCTAGATATTGTTTTAGTTGTAGCAGTCGCAGTAAACTGAACAGCAACCTGCAAAGGGTAATACAATGGATTAGCAGTCCATAATGATAATGCATTGATTTTTTCATCGAGCGGATCTCCTTCGTGTGTAAGGTTAGCGCTATCCTTCGCGTCGCTATTAAGCTTAGCCGGAGATATTTCCCCGTCAGGGATCTTGTCAGCAACTACCGCGTTATTAGCTATTTTATCCGAGTCTACAGCTCCATTAGCAATCTGATCAGTATCGATTGCCCCATCAGCAATTTTTAGATTGCTGATGGCTACATCTTTAATGCCATCTGTTACAATCTGGCCTATGTGATATCTTTGCCCGGAATCGGACAATGAGCCGGTTGTATTATCCCATAACTCGTAATACCCTCCGGTAACAGCGTTATTAGAGTAATATCCGATAGAACTTGCGTCAGCAAGCGTAAACTCAGTTGCACCGGAAATAAGCTTAACAGTAAGCCCCGTGACCGGGTTCCCTGAGCTGTTTTTATACTCAATTCCAAAAAACATTTTTCCTCCTATACTATTATTATTTGATTTAAGGGATTAGCCATAATCCCTTCAGTGATATCATAATTTGATAAAGCATCATATAAAGACCCAAACTTCCACACTTGAGAATCCGACATTCCCCTAAGCTTGTCTTGCAGTGGAGCCTCAGCGATAACATAAACAGGATATGTTTTAAGCGTATCTGCCACATAATACTGAAGATATAAATCATTAGCATTTTTGATAAAATCTGCTATTTCTTCCCTCATTTCAGCGTCATCAATGCCTGTAATGCTAATAGTATCGTCATAATAAGGATCTCTTTGAATCCGGATTAAAGGATCAAGTTGAGAACGCTTATCAATTCGATATTTCCGATTGAATTGATGATCAACCTTAGCCGTAGGGATTGGAAGCAAAGACACAACCCCGGCGGTGGTAACATCTACCAAAGTTACAGTGATTATCATAATAAGCCCTTTATAGTAATAGAATCATTAACATAATTTCTGGCGATACTTACAACAATTAACGACTCAGATCTAATCAGATCAGGCAATGAATTTGCGTTACTGAATCTGATACTGTCATTAATTGATACCTGCAATCTTGCATTGTCGACACTGAAAGTAACTGAATACGAAAAGTTATTAGTAAATCTATCTCTAACGATATCCTTGATGTTTTCAATATCTCCTCGCAAAATGTCGAGATCGGCAAGCTCTAATACAGGCGTATTTATCTTTTCAAGAGCCAAATCAAGCATATTTAAAGCATTAATATACCTAAGTGTGCCGGAATACCTTGTAACGCTATCTAACCTTACCAATGTCGTGTTTTTTGAAACTAAAACACTATTAAACATTAACAATGTGGCCTTTAGTGCTTTTAGTAAGCTAAGCTTGCCATTATCTGCCTTGAACGCTAAAGAGTCTCTAATTTTAGGCCCATGGTAAACAAGAACGTCATCCCCGGTTGCATTCTGAACTACATATTGATAGCTAAATCCGGTCAAATAATTAGGATTATTGATGTCATATTCTTCTAAAAATGCCTCTTCAGCTTCCAATGCTTTTGCTCCTAACCCGCTTTCGCTTGTATCGGCAACGGTAATGCTTGTTTCGTCTTCTACCTCAGATATCAGCTCTTTACACAACGTATTAACTATATGGTATTCTTTAATTGTCCGAATAATCTTCCAGCCAGAATCATACTTAACCGTTATTGAAAGCAAATAAAACCCATGAGCATAAAGCTCTATAAAATGTCTGATATAAATAGGGTGTGGAATTCCATAGGAAAGATAAACATGCGTCCCTTGATAAAGCTCATAATTAGATACTGTATCGTCCGCCATAATGTCTATACTATTTTCAATTGCTACCGGAAATCCGGCATAAGCAGATAGTTGGCTATTGAGTGCCAATAGCAGTGTCAAAATGTTATAATTTCCTGCAGAATCAACTTCAATATCCGAAGTCTTATATAATAAGTATATAAGATCATAACTAATTACTGATATATCTTCAGTAATAGGGGAATAAGCTGCCTGGGTAAGATCTATAACTCCGGAAAAGATTATATTAGAATTATCATCTAATATATGAAGCAAATAAGATGCAATTTCGCCTGAAGGAAGATATAAATTATCATACACCCATTGATCATAATCAATGTTTATACTAACCCTTTTCGGCTCATACAGCATTGAATCTATCCCCTGCATGACTTCCTCGCCTGCATCAATATTCATTAAGCGGACTGAAGGAAGCGAATAGGCATAAGCTCCTGCAATCGGATTCCAAAATTTAACTCTCATTAGATTAAAGCCCTTTTGCGTGTTCCAGTCTCTGACTGCCTGCTAATTAATGTAGGATCGGCCTTTTTAATAACGTCATTAGCTGATATTTCGTTGACAATACTGAAGCTCATCTCCTTACTTCTCAAATCATCCCTAAGACCCTGAATCTCAGCCAGAAGTCCCTGCATATTTAATCCGGAAGAAATAAGTCCACCATTAGCATACACGCCCCTTTCGCGTGAAGCTACAGCCGGAACACCGAAATTGATTTGGTCAAAGAAGTCCTTTCCCAGTGCCCTTACGACTCTCTCTCTTATAACATATTCCCCACCTTCCGCCTCAAGCGGAATACCTCCCCTGGAATGCGATGGGCCTACAAGATAACCGCCTGTTTCTGCTTTAAACTTTGCTTTGGAAATTGTAGCAATTTCAGCGGCACCGGCAGCAGACTGGATCGCTGCCATTATAATAGAAAGAGGAGGTGGATAACTTTTTAAAGCCTGCGTAACACCAAGAGCAGTATTAACGACTGCCGAAGAATACGCAAATGCCTTACCTACCTTAAACATTTCCTCATTCTGGCCCTGATAAGCTGACATTAAATTGGCTCCTGCAGATAAGGTACTTGTAAGAGATTCCTCAATCCATTTACGTTTCATAGCCTCAGCTTTTTGGGCTTCTTTTGCAATATCTTCTTCTAGGGCAATTCGTTCGTCGGCAGATAATTTGTCTTTTTTTAAATTCTCTGAAAGATATTCCACGTATGCATCTTGCTTTTCTATTTGGGTGCGTTGGGTTTGCTCTAATTCATCATCATATTGAGCGGCAAAAGCATCTTTCCATTGCTTTCTAATTTGATTTCCCCAGGTAAGATTGGCTGCCTTCATATCAGCTAGTGCTTTTTGATATTCCAGCGAGTTTTCGCCATACACTCGCTTTGTAAATGCAAGATAATCAGTTTGTGCAGCTTTCAGCTCATCTATGGTCGCTAATCCGTTATCCTTCTGAGTTTTTAATATTTCTAATTTTTTTAAATATGCGGCATTTTCATCGGCAATTTCCTTATTTTTCTGCTTCTTCAGCTCTTCCGTCTGTTTCTTTTCTGCTTCCAGCTCTTTCTTGTTAGCCTCGTCAATGATCTCTTGAGAAAGCTCTGCCTGCATCTCATCAAGCAACAGCTGTGCATCGGAATTTGCCTGTCTGATTACTCTTTGATTTTCAGCTGCTTCGGCTTCCTGTTGTGCTACTATTTCTTTTTGAGTGATCAGCTTTTGAAGAGTCTTAATTTCGTTCTCAATAGCCTCACGACGAAGAGAATTGTCATTGACTTTTGCAACAGCGGCTTCTTTATCAGCTCGTGATTCTTTCGCTTTATAAGCCATCCTGGCTTCACTATCTTTTTTCAGCTGCGCCATTTCTCTCTCACCGGCAGCGATCTTATCTTCAATTGCCTTAGTGGTCGCTTCTCCCCACTTTTCAGTGATCTGGAAAGCATCCTGCATGTATTTATTGCTGTCTATAGCCCACTCATGCAGATCCTTAAAAAATCCACTCATTTGGGGAACTATATTATTAAGAACAGGAACTAATGATTCACCTAATATTTCAACTAGATCGCCCCAATTTGCCGATAGCTTTTTCACGGGATCAGCCATAGCTTCAGCAGCTCCTTTAGTTTGTCCTTCAAGAGCCGCTAAAATAACTCTTTGAGCATCGGCCTTTTGCCCCATTTCAACCATTGAAGCAATCATGTCTTTCTCGGTCTCTGAGAATGTGACTCCAACTCTTGAAAGCGCAGTAATACCCTTTACTGGATCCTCTAGTGCTTTGGAGAGGGCAATTGTAGAACTTTTCAGATCTCCTTCAAATTGAGCGCTTAAATCAACCGCGGCCTTAGTTGCCCTGGAGAATACATCAGGCATGTTAATGCTTTTAAAGGTCAACATATTAGAAATAACGTCCTTGCTGATTATCTCATCGCCAATACCCGTAGCTCGTTGGATTCTGGAAGCCAGACCCTTGAAATCACTTTCAAGCAAGTTTAATTGATTACCAGTTGCCTTGAGTGTATTTTGAAGCTTTCTGTCTGAAGCTTCTTGATCACGTTGGCGCTCATATAGATATCTTGCAGCTTGAGATACTTTTCTATATGCCATAGAAACACCCTGAGCTGCAACGGTAATGTCCCTGAATGTTGCAAGGGCATTCTTGCCGTTAACTTTCAGATCAGTTGGTTGAGAAGCTGTTTGCTTAAACTTCTTCAGGTCATTGCCGACAACATTTAAAGTCGCCTCTGCCTTCTTTCCGTCAATTATCAGCTCAAGTTTATAAGTTTCCATTTTTCCTGCCTTTACTGGGTACGCGGACATCCTTGTCCGCCACCTGTCAGTCCCTGCTTGTCCCTGTAAGTCCCTGAATCATCATATACCGGTGAAATCCTTCAGACAGACTAAGTCTGTCTAAATCAGAATAACTATATCCCCATTTCACCAGCATCATTTCTATCATAAGCCAGCTTACTTTTTCTCCGGATTCGGAGTTCCCGGATTTGCTTGGATATCTGTCTGAGATGAGTCGGGATTCCCGACTAAATACGCGAAAAAATCATTGATTAAATCCATCCCCCTTTTCCCGTCAATCTCGTTTGCTTCAGGTTCATTATCATCTTTTAAAACATTAACAAGCTCAGCGCCCATAGGGCTGGTATAAACGCCGTATTTCCCTTGATCATCCATGGATTCATAATTGTACTTATAAAGCACCTCAAGTGCCTTCACAAACTTTGGAAATGCTATCTTTTTCATGCTATCCTCGGCTTTACATAAAGAATATTAGTTTAATAATGCCGCCGATTAAAGCGGCAGACGTAATACCCGTTAACCAGGTATTGAATTTTAAGGTTGTTTTAATTTGCGCTATCTCCCATTTTAAACCTGGCTTACCGTTTCCATAGACATCGTGCCGAAGCTCATCTATGTCTCTTCTAATCATTTCCGGATTAATATTTTGTTCTTCCATTTATATTCCTCACTTAATTACTCTATAGGGATTATGCCATAACCCTCTTCAATATTATTGATTAGTATTGAATATGTAGGGTTATTAGATGGAATTAAATACTGACCGCCTCCTAAATCTGTTGCTTGCTCAAGGCAAAACATTGCTTCGTTATCAATAGCGGCTGGAGTAATTATTTTATCGATTAAATAGCTATTCCACACTGCCAGCCCATCAGCATTTAAAGCAGTACCATCAAATAAACTGCCCGTAATTAATCTAATGTTATCATAACCGGCCTTAATGTGACTACTAGTTCTATTCAAACCAAACAAATCACTGCTTGTGTGTGTTGTAGATAATGTAGTTTGAGCCATCTCGGTGCCGTTTCTGTATATAATACATTTTTTGGACGTTAATGACCCGCTGACATATTTTGCTACTACGCATATGTAATATACACCTGAATTATCTCCGGCAATATTAAGACGGCAGAAGTCAGAGTCTCCAACTCCGATATACAAATATGAGCTGTCTACGGCATACCGACGAAGTAAAATACAATTCTCAACGTTTCCCGGCTTCATAAATCCGGATATCAATCCATATATGCCGATACTTGTATAGTCTTCAGGTATCGTGATTTTAACCAGTAGCATCACGTCAGTATCTGATCCAATCATTGCGGCAAAATTATCTACTCCGTTTAGCTGGCCATAGTCATCAATGCCATCAAACAAAAGGTACTGGCGATTAACACAAGTAAGTTTGTTTTTCTTAGCGCCAATTCCTAATTTAAGGCTTAACATTATTAAACCAGATCAAACCAGAATTCAACTGTTTCAGCTGAAGCTCCGGAATTTTTTAAAGTTATGGTTTCACCACTGGCGCAACCTCTCATGACCTGATCAGCTAAAGATACAGGTATATCATCAGCATCAAGAATTTTGATGTCATTGCCTGGGTTAATAAAATTGATCTGAACAGCATTATCCGGAATATCAATGTCAATAGTATCACCCGCAGCTATGCTTATCGGACTCCAGGCAACCCCGGAAATCTGAATATCAGAGATAGTGATATCGCCTTCAGTCGATGTGCTATGAGTTGCTGCAATCAACAGGTCATTAGTAATCACATCGCTATAGAAGTATACTTCATGAGTTCCTGCAGTGACAGGCAGATCAACATCTTCAGCTGCAATCCCGGCACCCGCTTCATCATCAGCTTTTAGCGTAAGTGCAAAATCACCATCAGGAGCAGTCCCAACGGCAACTGTGTATTCAAGCTTATATCTTGTTTTCAGCACGCCGGAAATACTCTGCTGCAGTGCCCTTCCAAAATTTTCAACCGCCTGAATAATCGTGCCGGCAAGTCCGTTTGCATATATTAGATTAAATCCATCTTCTTCATCAGTAAAGCCGGTAAGGGCAAAGGTATCACCCAAAAATATATGCTCAGCATCATCATGATGCATTGATCTCGCTGCAACCGGAATGATTCCGTCATTTGCATCTCTGGTTATAAGTTTCTTGATCACAATATTCTCCTATTATTAAGAAGGGGCAGTTGCCTGCCCCTTTCGTTTAAAACCACTTTTTGGCAAGCCCGGCAGCTAAACCGCTCACCGCCGATCCTCCGATCTGCATCGCTCCGGATGCCAAACCTTCAATAAACTTCGAACCGTCAGCTTTTTGCCCTTTCTTTTGGGATTCCTGCCTATACGGCTCAGTCACTTGATCATAGACTTTTTGCGCTATCTCACGCGGCTGATCAGTTGCCAATGTCTTAGATAAAACAGCAAGTTCGGCTTGAGGCAATCGTGCAACCTGAGTTGCTACTGTTGCCAAAGCATTAGGCTTACCCGCTGCCCCAAGTATCAATTCAATTACTCTGGAAATAGCCGAGTAAGCCGTTTCAAATTTGAGATCCTTCTTCAGTATATATTTATATACCAAAACTGCCAGGATTGCAATGACAACCCCTATCGCTACTCTTACAATAGGTAACTGCAGTAATTCTATCATATTAACCTCCTTAGGTTATTCTTCTGCTAGCTTAAAGTCTTGAGTGATAACAATATCGGTTACTTCCAACTCTTCCAAATCAGGCACATAACCTGTTTTAGATGCCTCAATAGTTGCCGAAAGATCACCATCAGAAACGAATTCGAGTTCATAGGTACCATCAGCTATTGAAAGCCCCAAGACAATGCCTCCATTAGCCTGTACAATCTCTACTGTAGCACCTTCTATCGGCTCTTCAATACCACTCAGAATAGTCCCGGTTATCCTTACCAGGGAACCGATTATCGTGTTGCTATCAACAACCTTAGAAGCGGTCATCTCGATAGAGGTCAGACTACCTGATTCGGTAAGAGTCTTCTGACTGATACGCATTCCGTAAGACCAGGAGAACGCCGACAAATCGTTTTCGTCGATTAACACAATATCGGTTAGGACATTGTTATATGCCTGCATAGCTTCAAGCTGTGTCTTATTGAGCCAGATCTTATCGAATATGATTCCGTCTTTTTCGGAAACCACAAAATCAGTCCCGTCTGTGATTCTTAGCAACTCAGCAGTAAGATCCTGTTTTGCTGACTTAATCACATCCGCCAACTCAAATCCAAGGGCGACAAGCCCGTCATGATTAAGGTTTTCAGGAACTATTTCGCTCTGGTCAATATTCCCGGTTCGTTCTCGAAGATAAATTTTATAGTACTTTGCTCCGGCCATATTTTACCCCCTACGTTAGAGTTATGTAGCTTTGTGCTGGGGAGTTTACTGAAGCTTCTCTGCTTCCGGTAACCTGTACTTTCATAACAGCACCGGACTCATTCATCACCTGTGGATACAGACGAACGCTTTCCAAATATGGAGAAGCTGCAAGCTGATCAGGATCAACATATAATACATCAACCAAAGCGTTAAGCATCAGTGATCTCATAGCAGCATAACTTGTCCCGGTTGCATTGTGCACCGTAAAGTCTATAGGAGTCTCTTCAGTGCTTGTGTATGCCGTACCGTCAGCAAGTTGGTCCTGCACCTTTGGTTGCTGATTAATCGTGTTCTTTTCGATTAAAGTATCATACTTTGTCCAGCCACTAGCCAACCCTGCATAAGTACTGGGCGGAGTTGCACTATGAGCTCGAACATATACTTCTTTATAAAACTTTGCCATTATAATCCTCCTGGATTAAGTAAGTGGGGAGCCGAAGCTCCCCTGAGTGAGAGGGATCTATGCGTCGTTATCGGTCGGATCATACTTCACATAAATGAAGTTGGAGTTAAGAACAACTTCGCCCCAACCGGACCAAATATTGATCAAGTCCTTAGTTGCAAGGGCATGCGGTTGAATCTTCTGACTGAATCTCTTCTGCATTGCAGCAGCAGCGGCTAAGCGGTGGTAGAAAATCGCACACTTATTTGTGTTGTTTCCGGCTGTGGCGCTGATAGTACCATCGTCGTCAACCAACGGGCAATTATCCATCATGATAAACTGTATACCATGCGCCTGACCTACATACCCGTAATAGATTGCACCGGGCTGCTGAGGAACCTTGTCCACGCTAACAAAGTTAGTAATGGAAGTAAGATCATCTGCATACTTCGGATTAACCACACAAAACCTGTCGCCAAGTGGAACTTTGGCAGTATCAAAAGCAACCTTAGCCGCCTTGATATCGGCCTCAGTAAACTTCACCGTGCTTGTGTCTTCAATGGGTACGAGATGATCAGGAGCTGAAGTTGTCACTCCATTGATCAAAAGCTTCATGATCTGAAGATTAGAAGCAATTCTGGTCGCATCTGCTGCAATCTCGGTCTGTTCCGCCATCTCGCTAACATTCTGCTGAGCAACATCGATGTCATAGACATAGAATGGATACTCAATTTGCTTGTTGATGGTGAGAGTCTTAGATCCCTTTGTAGTATCTCCGGGATCAGAAGCAGCGGCACCTGTAGCAACTACCTGAGCATCAAAGGGAGTAAGTGTCGGGATCTCAATGGAATCTGCACGCATGCTTGTAGCACGACCAGTCAGATCTACAACTGTATCCAACAGCCACTTTTTGGTCTGTCGCATTCTGATCATTGATTGAACAGTCTGATCAGCCCATACGGTTGGTTTAAATTTACTCATTATTTGCCACCTTTCTTGGCATGAGGATCCCAGGCGTCATAAATTGCCTGCTGAGTTGTCTCAGGCAACTTATCAAACTCATCCATGTGACCCAGATAGTAGTTATAATCCTTTTCCTCGGCCCCGCCCTGTCCGCCTACGCTAACAGGATTATCAATGCTGTGAGGAACTTTTCCGGCGATGAAGCTGTCATAAAGCTCTTTGTTCTGAAGATAAAGATTCACTGCGAAATCGCGTTCTGCCGGAAGAACCTTCTTTGCTGTAATCTCTTTATCAACAGCCTGTTCTGCTGTAGCCTTAGCAAGAACCTTTTCCTGCTCTGCCTTGGCTTTTTCCAATTCTGTAATCTTGGCTTCCAGTCCGGATTTCTCGGTCGCTAAACGCTGATTTTCCGCCTGGAGTCCCTTAAGCTTAGTAACTGCTTCCGCTTCGGTTGTGCAGCCTAATGCCTTCAAAAGTTCGTCCATACTTGGACCTCCTTCTACTTTGTTGTTTATCAGTCCTTCAGGCAGTGACCAGCCATTAGCTTTTGCCACTACAGCTAGATCAAAGCTTGCCTTATCGGAATTATTATCAGGAATGAAAGTGTCTGTTGCAAATCCGCTTTCAATCGCTTGTTTAGCATTGTACCAGGTCTCGGCATTCATCGCTTTTTCGATTTCTTCTTGACTGAGATTGCTTTTAGTCTTATAAATATCAATCATCGTCTGTCGAATCTGATCGAGTTTATCTGCTGACTTTCGCAGACTTCCGGCATCTCCGGCCGCCATTACGCGAGGATTGTGGATCATAAAATACCCGGAATTAGCAATGTGAATAGAATTCCCTGCACAAGCTATGATCCCGGCAATGGAAGCTGCGACGGAATCAATATAAATCTCTATCTTTTTCCCTGAAGATTTAAGATAGTTATATATTGCTATTCCCTCAAATACGAGCCCACCCGGACTGTTTATCCGGATGGAAACAATATCTTCAGCTATCTGATTGAACTGACGGATGAACTCTTTGCTCGTAAGACCATACTGGCCTATCTCGTCATAAATCAGCACTTCAGCTGTCCCTTTTGCTTTGTTTAAAATAACTTTCATTCTAAAACCTCTGACACTATTATACACTCTTTTTAATCTTTATATTTTTTTAGGGTAATTATTACCCTATTTTTTGACTTCTTTGTCGTTTTTCTGTATAATCTGACCATAAACACAAAGGAGTAACTATGGATTTTGAAAACATTATCCTGGCTGTAATTACAAAACTGCAGGCATTGAAAATATTCGATCAGGTAGAGGAGTACGACGGACAGTTCGAAACGGTTGAAGAGTTCGAAATACTGCCTCCCGCCGCCTTCGTAGAGATTGAAGAAGATAATAACGTCAGCAAGAATCAGGTTGAAGAAGAAGTAAGTCTTGCTATCTATCTGGTATCGTCTAAGCTATCAGGCGTCACATCCGGAATCTATGCCCTCCGCACAAAAGTTAGAGACGACTTTAAACTTGCATCTATCAGCATGGACTCTAAGCATCTTTGCACTTCTGTCTATGACGGCTCACAAAACTTCATAAATCTTCCCGGTATGAAAACGTGGAAACTAAAATTCACCCTAAAATAACACACGCACACGGCACACTGGGTGCGCGGACATCCCTGTCCGCTCTTCTTTTGGAGTGCATCGACTGTGTCGATGTCCCCTCTGTTCGTCCCTGTCTGTCCCTATTCTCGGTCGCTCGCACCAATACGAGCCTGCGAGTTCGGGGCAATGCGACTAACTATCAATAAAAGGAGTATCAAATGGATATCATAACCACCGATGATGTAATGAACTCAATCGGCAACTCTGCCCTAAAAGCCAAAGTCACCGCTGATGAAGACCTTCAGGACTTCATCGACAGCCGTGAACTTTGGGTAGAAGAACAACTTGCCGGCACTCTAACTTTCCCACTGGATTCAGTCCCGGAAACATTGAAAATTGCCTTAACCGATATCGTCGTCTGGGATGTCTATCGTAAAAAAGCCCAGAAAGATGTACCTGATTCAGTGAAAGAAGCCTATAAGCAGGCACTCAAAGACCTGAAATCAATCAAAGAAAACACGACCGTCGTTGATTCCGAACAGCAGACCACTGTCACGACGCAGTTCACCGTTAAAGACCAGTATTTCAATACGAGTATGGACTAATGAAGATAACTCAGGAAACCCTAAAGATCTTAGCCAATACGGCAGCTAAACGAATTCAGGACAGAATCAATAAAGGCGGAGTAAAACCGGGAACATCAAAGTCAAACGGCAAGAAAACCCTGCTGGAATCAGGTAAACTCAAAAATTCTATCAGGTACCGTGTTTCCGGACAGAAGATAGTAATCTCTGCCGGTGGTGCAGGTATGCCTTACGCCGCCATACAGCACACAGGAGGCGTAATAAAACCACGTCGCGCCAAGTATCTGGCTATCCCTTTGAATTCTATTGCCAAGGCAAAAAGCCCTCGAGATTTCAAAAAAACGTTCATCCGCAAAGGGATAATCTATCTGGAAGGAGATAACGGAGTAGTGACTCCTATGTATGTACTGAAGAAGTCAGTCACCATCCCGGCACGTCCTTACATGTTCCTGACTGAAGAAGATAAAAAAATAGTGTACCGTACCCTTAATAAGGAGTTGCAAAGAAATGGCTTACAAAAGAATAACTAAAGACTCAGCTAGAAAGATGTACATTGAAGGAATGACTCCTGAAGAGATCAGGAAAAAGCTGAATATCAAGTCCTTAAAAACAATTTACTCATGGAAAGCGAACGAGCACTGGGATGATGTTGTAAAGAAATTCAGCCCTATCCAACTCGTCACAGATATGCAGTCAGGACTTTACGCTGAAATCCAGAAAGCAATTAATGACCAAAAGCTTACAGATCCCAAAGTAGCAGATGCTTTGTATAAGGTTTCTGCCGTGATGGAAAAGCTCGTTCCGCAAAAGGTAATGCTTGCGAACATCATGGCAATGTTAGAGTACCAAAGCAATTGGATCAAGAAGAATTGCTCCCCCAAATTTGCCCTGGAATGGGCTAAAAATCTGCCCGAAATGGCCGACCAGATGAGGGCTTTCTATGGCACAGATTAACAACATGAACGCTAAAGAGTTCGACAAAAGACTGCAAGAGCTCATAGAAAGCATAGTCTCTAATGTCACGCCCTTTGAAAATGACACACCTGAAAAGAAAGCGGCAAGGATCAAGAAAGCAATGAAGGATTACTTCTACTTTGCTGAGACCTACTTCCCACACTACATCAAGTTTAAGTTCGGTCGTAAGCACCGCAAAATGATGGATAAAGCTATGCTAAAAGGCATCCATGCCATCGCTGCACATCGCTTCTTTGGTAAAACAACCAACCTGGCAATCATCTATGTTATTTGGCGAATCCTAAACGGCATGTCAAGGTTCGTAATTGCTGGTGCTGAAGACGAAACACTCGCAGCTAACCGCCTGAAAGAGATCACCACCAACATCGAACAAAATCAAAGACTAAAAAATGATTTTGTCTTCGTCATCAATGGACCCAGTGCTGATCTTATTATTAACAAAGTCCGCCTCCTTGCTCGTGGATACAAGCAGCCCGTAAGAGGCCTTATCTATAACGGTCACAGACCTGACTACATCATCATCGATGATCTCGAATCGCATCTGTCAACCAGCATTCGTATAGCGAATGAAAAGCTTAAGTTCGTCATGGAAGAGTGCTATGGTGCCTTTTTCCTTGGTGACGGTACAATCGTCTGGCTCGGTAACCTGACGCATCAGAATTCGGCCCTGGCACTCTTCAAAAAGAAATGCGATAATGAACCGGCTGAACAAAGATCGTTCATGTCAATCCCTGCAATGACGCTTGAAAACGGCAAATGGGTAGTCTCCTGGCCTGAAGCTTTCACGCTAAAACAGCTTGAAGATTTCAAAATAACCATGGGATCATCCGGATTTGAACGACACATGCAGATGAATCCTATCGTTGAAGGCGTCCGTTTCAAGTATGAATGGCTTATATTTGAAGAGCTGCCGCCCAAATTTGACCGGATTGTAACCTATTGCGATCCATCCTTGTCAAGTTCCAAGTCTGCTGACTATAAAGCAATCATCACGCTTGGAAGTCTCAACAACAAGATCTATCTGCTCGACTGCTGGATCAGACAAGCTACCATCGACAGCATGATTAACTATCTCTATCAGCTGGATCAGGAATATAAAACCTTGGTAAGCATGGAGGCTAACCTATGGCAACGAGTACTGTGGGAATTCATTCCAGAGATCTCCAAGAAATACGGCTACTACCTGCCTGTTAATCCGGTCAACAACACCGAAAAGAAGGAACTGCGTATAGAAAGAATCCAGCCTCTTTTCGAGTGGGGCAAGATTATCTTTCCTAAACACAGAAATGAAGATATCAACCTTCTGATTGACCAGCTCCTAGGGTTTCCTGACTGGCCGAATGATGACGGTCCTGATGCTCTTGCAGGAGCATCTGAACAATTGAAAATGAACCATGAAACATCCTACACACCTGTAGGACGCAAAAAAGCCGATTTTAGCGACTTAATATAGAGGAGATGACTATGAACATTAAAGATGCTCTTAAAGCCCTTATTGCCCCGAAAACTTTGCCTAAACCGAACACTAGAGCCTTTGTCGTGAATAACCCTTACGACATCAGTCCGTACTATGATATGAAGATCACACCGAACACCATCAATCAGGCAATCTCTGAAAAGAATGATCTGCACCGGTTCGGTACAATCAACAACCTCTTCCACAACTTCCTTGAAGTAGATGATAATGCCGGTGGATGCGTTGATGTTCGTACAGAAGCTTTGAAGGCAGCCAACCCAACTATTATTTCAGAGCTTGACGATAAACGCTACGAATGGCTTGAAGCTGTCATAAACATGATCTGGACTCAAATCTGCGACATGACTATCGAATACAAACTCTTTGGATTCCTCTTCAGACAAATCATCTGGGAATTCGACGGAACCTACTACCTCCCGAAAACCTTCCAGTCCTATAAGTCTGCTGATCTGAGGCTTGAAAATGACGCATTGGGACTCTATATCGACGGCAATAAACAGGAGCTGGATAGCCTAAAATTCATCATGATGCTACGCCAAAAAAGTCCTATGCAATCAATCCTGAAGTACTATGCCTTTACTTTCTTCTGTCTTAACAACTGGGCATCGATGACGGAAACGTTTGGTAAACCGTTTATCCTGGGAAAATACAGCCCTGCCTCGACAGCTGCCGAACAAGCCAAACTCCTGGAACTAGTTCAATCTGCCGGCACAGATATGGCTGGCATAATCTCAGAATCAACTGCAGTCGAATTCGTGACCTATGCCGACAAGCAAGCATCTTCTGACCTCTACAACAACCTCATCAAGTTTGCCCAGGACAGAGCAACCCGTAGAATCCTTGGCCAGACCCTTACAACTCAAGAAGGAGATACAGGATCCTATGCTCAAGCAAAAGTACATGATCTCGTAAGAAGCGACATTCTTGCAGGTGATATGCGTGACGCAAATGCTCTTCTCATGCAGGTTTTGAATATGATCTCGGCGATCAATCTCGGCATTGCCGGCATCGAAACAAAGGTATCTCCCACCCAGGCAAAAAACCCGGGAGAAAGCATCATTGTAGATGAAAAGCTGAACGGCATAATTGAGATAGATCCGGATTATTTCTACGAGAAGTACAACATCCCGATCCCGCAATCAGGACCGGCATTCGTACAAAAGGCAGAACCAACCCTCCCTTTTCAAGATAGCTCTACCTTTGAAATGGTCGCTGACCTTTCAAATGGTAGAGCGGCTAAAAATTCGGGTACGCCGGCATCTTGCCGGCATTCCCTGCCTGTCCCTGTTGGTCCTTGTATGTCCCTGAAACTCCCAGGCAGCACCACCAAAGCCCTATCATCATTCCACAAATCCCTGAAGGAACTGAAGTCCTACGATGATGTCAAAAACATCGCCTACCCGACAGATCTATACCTTGCCCAGGGAAACGATATGTGGTACCTGGTACTGAAGAACTATATCGCAGTCAGAAAACAGCAAGGCTCCAAAGCAAAAGCCTTCATTGATAATTCTTCTCCCTCGAGGGGAGAAGTCATCCAGCTGGATAGCTGGATGGATGATGGGTTATCCCCGTCCTCCCCCCTTCTGTCTTCTCCACTGGGTACGCGGACATCCCTGTCCGCTCCCCCGTCCGCCCTCAACATCGACTTCGAATTCACAGACACCGATCTCGAAGCCCTAAACGCCTTTCGTGCCGAAACATTCATCGTTGCAGGCGTAAGCTCTCAGTCTGTCCTTGATCTCGTGAAGTCGGAAGCCGAAAAAGCATTCACCCAGGGCATCACCTTTACTGACTTCCAGAAGAACCTCAAACTGCAGGGCTTCGAACCCGACAACCCCTATTTCCTCCGGACGAATTTCAATACTGCAGTGTCAAATGCCAACTTCGCAGCACGTTGGAAGAACATCGATGCAGACAGAAATCTGTTCCCTTACCTGAAGTATGTCGCAGTCATGGATAATAACACCAGAGACGAACATGCTGCCCTCGATGGAATTGTCAGACCTATCGATGATCCATTCTGGAGTTCCGACTACCCGCCTAACGGCTGGAACTGCCGTTGCTCCGTTGAACAACTCACCGCTTCCGAAGCGAATGAAGACCCCGGAACAGACGCCCCGATTCCGCCAAATGTTGTACCCCCGCAATTTCGTAGAAATGCCGGCAAAGACAATACCCTTTTCGGCTCCTGGCTTGGTTGTGATGATGCAAAGAATGCTATGGAATCAATGCCGTTCCTTGAATCTTCAGGGCTCCGGCTCCATCTTCTTTATGCTTTAAAACAGCACTGCCCCTCTCTCTATGCCCTCAAAGCTGGTGACCTCGGACTCCAACCATGGGAGAACCTGAAGGCGAATAAACTTCCGGATTTGATTGATACTTCTACCATGTCCAGGAATGAACTTCTAACTCTCTGGGAAACAACCATGGGCGACAGACTGGTCATCGATGCAACCAGTGATCCGGTTCGTCTCAAGAAGGACTCTTCCAAGTGGAACAAAACAAAGAAAGATGGCTCCTTCAGCTATTCTGAAGCTGACCTCAAAAACAGATTCAAGTATCTTAATTGTGTTGAAGACACCTTGCAGAAACCAAGTGAGATCTGGGCTGAAGAGAAAACCAGAAGATACAGGTATCTCAAGAAATACGATACCGGATTAATGCTGGTCACAGAGCTTGATAACAATGGTAATGCCACGATGTTCAATATCCTGGCAACAGACAAAAAATATCTCGACTCCCGTCGCTCTGGTTTCCTGATCCACACGGCGGAATAACTTAGACAATTGAAAAGGGAGGGGCTTCTCAGCTCCTCCCTTTTCGTATACGGACGTTTCCAACCGGCGAGCCTTATATCTCTACTTAGGCGATCCCATAGCAGCACCACTCACCTTACTGTCAAGCAATGCTTTCATATCCTCTATCACGCGTTCACGTTCCTGGTTCAGTACAATAGCCACAAAACCGCAATTACCGGAACCGCATTCTATCAACATCCCGCTGTATTCGCTGTATGCTCCGATTAAGGTCTCTACCTCGTCAACAATTTCAAGCTTCGTCTTCATTTAGCACCTCCATCAAGGCACGGGTAACGGTTAGTTTCAGCTTCATCCTGCTTTGTTTAGGTAAATAGATCCCAACCCCGTTAAGCTCAAGCTCTGCTGATTGAACTACCCCTCTGCCTATTCCAAGAAGCTTTGCAGTCTCATTCTGCGTCAAACCCTTCTCTAACCGGTAATAGATAATATGCTTGTAAAGCGGGTCAAGCATTGGGAACAGCTTCAGTACAGTTTCATTAACTGGGTGCGCCGGCATCCTGCCGGCAATAGTTCCGGAACCTTGGACATCCCTGTCCGCTCTCTTTCCGGGTACGCGGACATCCCTGTCCGCTCCCCTCTGTAAGTCCCTGTGCGTCCCTGCCTGTCCCTGATTCTTAAAGTAATTGTTAACCAGCTCACGCTGTACCTGCCAGCTCAAATCATCAGTCAAGCTCTTGGCTAACATCAGATATCCTGACTCCGTGAATACATTGATTTGAGTGACGTAAGAGGCTCGCCCAATATTTTGGCAAGCCTTTTTACCCCTGAGAAGGAAGAAGTCAATTCCTTCCTTGAAATGTTTCCTGTTGTTTGCAAAGTTGTTTCTGATTGTTTTTTCTTCTACTTGGTGAACGGTGGCTACATCTTTGTAGGTTACTACTCTTTGCCCTTCATAGCTTAGGACCGGCAAGGTTTGTCCATTGATGGTAATTGACAGTTCCATCTTTTCTCCTTAAATGAATAAAGCTGAGATTTGTCAACACCAAACGAGTGCTCCGGAGGTCGCCCTTCCGGAAATCTCAGCTATTTTTTGTTAGCTAATAAAAAATTACTCAGTTAGGGTGAGCATGCCCCGTTTGTTTTGACAGTGCTATAGTGAGATATAGTTTATTCACTGTCAAGTCTTTTCTGCTTACCGGTAACATTATCGTCAATTGACGCAGCTACTTTTCTAAAATGCTTTGATATGTCTTCTACAATACTCTTTGAAGGATAATAACCAGAATCCATTCTATCGATTGAAAAACCTAGTGTCAGCTTATTATCTTCACATAGCACTCTCATTTCATACTTGAAAGTTGGCGTTGCTTTTCCGACTTTAACTGAAACAAAAGAAGTTGTAATAATAATTCCTTCTTCCCTAATAAAAGACTTTGTTTTATTGTATAAATACTCATCATTCTCCATCATCCATTGATTCACGAGATCAAATGCCTCATTCCGTGTTTTGTTTGTTATATACTCAGCCGTATATACACCTTCTCCTTCATCAAGATACATGCGTTCTTTCTTCTCGCAACCAGCCATTACCATTAAGATCATGGCAACGATAATAAATAGCGTCTTTTTCATGACTCCTCCTATATTTTCTTCACTAAATCCGCGGAATCCCTGCTTGTCAATCATTTTGGCTCTATCCATTTAATCTTACCGTCCGAGTCAAATGTATATCCCCATGGCTTCCCGGAAGCAATGTCAATCCGAAGTTCGTATGCATAGGGAATCTTTCCTTCATCCCTTTCGCGCTTAATGCGCTCAAACTTCTCCCAGGCAGCCTCCAATCTCCACGACTGGGTGCGCGGACATCCCTGTCCGCTTCCTCCCTGCATCTGTTTTCGGCTCCACTCGCTCAAATACCCCTCAAATTTTGTAGAAAACAATGTCTGAGGCCTCAGATACTTACTCATTTCCGGATTGCCTTTCCATTGCCTGTTTTTGAACGCTATGACATTCCTAATATCACTCGGTGAATATGCTTTCAGCAAACGACGAAGAAGAACTATCGTGGTTTCAGAGCTCTCAGAGATTGCTCCCTTCGTTTCAGAGTTAAAGAACCTAATCAGCTCCCGAATGATTTCAATGGTAGCCGGCTTAGATTCCTTCCCGGATTCATGATTCTTGATAATCCGCTTCATTGCCCTGATTATCGCCTTATCGGCAACATAAGCCCCCACCATCCCGGCAGCCTTCTTGTACAGATCACGAGCTTCATCATTCGCCTTCTTCTGGACTTCTTCTGGTACGCCGGCATCCTTGCCGGCATCTTCCTTCTTTCCCTGCAAGTCCCTGCCCGTCCCTGCCTGTCCCTGTTTCTTCTTTTCGTCCTGCATTCTTCTACCCCACTGTTCCATAATATATCTTCCGGACCGTCTCCGCCTGAATAAAGTACTTCCCGGCAACAATCGGAAAAGCGTCCTGTGCCTTATATCCTGCTTCCCGCAGATTATCAACATCGTGTATAATCTGCTTATCTCTCTGAACTTTAGGCCTACCGGTAGTCTTAATCTGCTTCGGTAATGGCGCTGCTCTATCGGGATACACCCGCCTATACACAGTCGAATAGGCAGGCGTCCCAAAAGTAAGAGTAGAAAGCAGTTTCCGATTCTTCAGCTGCTCTTCAAGAAAGTACTTCCGAAGTGAACAGTTCTTCTTTATTTCGATATTACACATCTGCTTACAACTCTTGATTATACACATTACTTACCCCCTGTCCCAATCATGGTATGCATATTTTCAGTTCGAGATGCTACACCATCAAGATACCCCTGCCGAAGTGCTTCTTGATTATACTCTGTAATTCCCTTTCTGCTTTTATGGTATGGGATATCAGGATATTTATCATCAATATATTTTGCCACGGCATCGGGAATGCAAAGCACTAGTGCATTTTTCTCGACATTCTCAGCATATCTCTTATGAAGACCGGAAACAAATCCAGAATGGTAACTTGTTCTTGCTTTAGCTATATGTGCATTATACCTTTTCCCACGCTTAAAATACAGCTTCTTTTTATAGTCTTCAAGGAATGCCTTCCACAGGTACTTGAGAGAGTTCAATGCATATCTGAAAGAAATCTCTGCCATTTTTACGTCGCTTTCAAGCCCGATAAAAGAATATGAATAGTTTGAGGTGAGAATTTCACAGTTGAAATTATATGCTATCACAGACAACAATTGCCGGTACCACTTCGGGGAAGTAGCGTAGTCGCTTTTTCTCTTCTCGTCACAAACCCTTTCATCATTTATCTTCTTGCACTCAACTCCATATATCATAGCAAGCTTCTGAGCTTTCATGAGAGCCGCGAACGCTTCGTTTTCGTTCGGGCTCTCAGAAAGCTTGAGCAGCTTACTGATCTTTTCTGCTGCTTCTTGTTTATTCATCTCAATACACCCAGACCAACTGATCAGTTTTTTCCATATCTGTATCAGCATGAACGAAATTCTTATCAATACCGATCCTAAACACTCCCTTTTTTAGAAGCGTTGTGATTAACTTGAAGCGGTCTGAGTCTGTTGTACATGAGATATCAACAGCATTTCCCTTAATATGGCTGGATGTGTCCTTTCCGCCAACATTCTTGTTATGGCTTGGACAGCGATATCCAGATGTAATAGTTATTGGTCTCTTATATTCTTCCCTGGTTCTATCCAGTATTGAAAGAAAATTACGGTTAATCACTATCTTCCCGCAGCACGGACACGCAAATTCATCCGGCGTAAAGTGCCTAACAGTCCAGAGGAATGGCTGTCCCTGTCTGTCTGTGTATGTCCATGTCCGTCCATGTTCGTCCGTATACTTTCCAGGTATCGCTTTACCGGGTGCGCTGGCATCCCTTCTAGCATTCCCTGTCTGTCCCTGTTTGTCCCTGTTTGTCCCTGTCTTATCCATCTACCACCTCCGTTCCCTCAGGAAGCCAGTTTGGCGGTAAACATTGAGGATCTATCCCTAAATACTGAGCCAAGGCATCCGTGTTTTTTTTTTGTAAGTATATGCTCTCTACGCAGAAAGAAAAGTACTTCCTGCACATTATATTTATTCTGAGTTTTAGTAGGATCCTTAATTCCGGGAACCCTATGCGATGGACACCTTTCAAGAACTGAAGCGGAAATGGAGAAAATCTTTTTAATTGTCGCCTTCCCTACGTATTTTCCTTGAGGCTGCGAAAATTTCATTGTCGTTGCCATGGCTCACATCCCAGCATAGTTGGTCTCAAGCGAAACCCATTCTGTGTACATCTTGAGTCCCTTTCCCCGGTCTTCTTCAACATCCTGCCGGATAAACACTTCAGTGTACGACTTTTTATCGACAACTCGCATGTTCTGCTGGATTATCTTGACAGCTTCCCGATACTGTTCATCCTCGAAGTCATAGGAGCAAAGCTTATTAAGCCTGCTCTTTGACACAGAACCGGAAGTCTTGAAGTTCAGGACATCACTCAGGATCTTCTTGATCTTCCGGTTTATGTTTGGCTGAAGATTATTAACCCAGTCAGCTATCATCTGGATACCTTTGGAGACATTAGTATCCAGGGCAATAATGTAAGAGAACTTAGTCTCAACCTTAATCGTCTCGTCGGCAGAGTAATCGACGGCAAACCCGTCCCATTCATCAAGTCCGGCTTCCAACGCCCGGTCTGCGAGATAAGCAAGGGTCAATTCCTTCTCTTTCGCTCTGGCTTTTTTCATCGCTTCAGATATTGAGCTCCGGGTAGTTAACATTTCTCGGACATACTTATCCGCTGCAACTACCTCCGGACGGAACAGGGAGGCCAGAACAGGCCCATTCGCAGTTTTGATATACTTATTAGACACTGTGTCCTCCTTCTGATTCCTCTTCAAACCGTACCTGACGCTCCTTGATTTCCTGCTTGATAGTTTCCAGATCTGCGTCTTGGAAATAGAGAGCTAATTTGAACTCAAGGCCCTTACGGGAGCAGTTGAAATAGGTGCACATTGTCTCAAGCCACTGCTTAACCAGTATATCCTTGAAACTCTTCTGCCTTTCCTTGGCATTCTTACGGATCTCCTGGATCTTCTCCTTCAGATCTGCGGCATTAGTAGTTTTTGCAGTTTTAATCCACTCCTCTTTCTCTGCCAGGTTCTCGGCATTATTCACGAATGTTCGGATCATATCAAGGCGGTCATGCCCGATAGACTTTAGCTCCGACTCGTCAAGATTCATCTCTTCAATATACAGCTCATAAATTGCTATCAACTTGGTAGCAACAGAACTCTTAATTGAATACTCATTCTCGACCAATTCTTTGAAGGTCTTATATCCCTTCAGCTTGTAAGTTCCTTTCCGTTTAATATCAGAAAGCACCTGCCCCAGTTCCAGAAAGTCGGTTTGTATCCGCTCCCGTAAACTAGCGACTGCATCGAACTTTTCCTGTGGAGTCATCTCCATACTCATTTCTTTAGACATCTTAATCCTCCTCTGATTTATTACCGGGTACGCGGACATCCCTGTCCGCTCCCCTCTGTTTGTCTCTGTTCGTCCTCTTGGTCTATCTTTGAATATCCCTTTAGGATATTAATAATCTGTCTCTTTTCCTTCTGAAAAAGCTGATCCCATGTCCCGACCCCGCAGGTCTTGATCATTAGGAATCTAAGCCTTCTCGAATTCCAGCCACGATCTTTCATTAATGACCAGGCATACCGTCCCTGATCGTCTAATTTGCCGATACCGGGTACGCCGGAATCCTGCCGGCTCCCCTCCCCTCGAGCTATCGCAAGTATCTCTTTCAATACTTCGATATCTCTGATCTTCCGGAGAGAAGAACCATATCCCCAATCCTGAAGTAGTTCATGGTGATCAATATCAGTGGTTCGCTTAATTGTAGCCATTATCTGCTGACGCAGAGTCCCGGCGTACTTTTCTTTAGTCATAGTGTGATTCATAACGCCACCCTGCCGGTCCCTGTATGTCCCTGTCCGTCCGTGAATCTTTCAAGGATCTCTTCATAGTTATCCGGAATCTCAACTGCTGCACCCTTAACCTTCACGATTAAGATCTCACTCCCGGAAGTATAGACAGATTGGATCCTGCCTCTTTTCTCCAGGGCATTGAGAATTACCTGAATATCCTTCTCCTTAAGCTTAAGCTCACGAGAGATTTTCTCAGCGACATTACATCCCTGCTGAATCAGCTTCCAGGCCTTTTCTAATGCTATCTCCATCTTAGAACTAAGCTGTTCCTTATCTACGATATAGGCATTAGCCCCGGTCCCGCTATTAAGTCGCTTGATAAATCCTTCCTCAATCAACCGGTTAATCCCCCTGGAAACTGCCGGATAACTGTAACCGGTTATCATTGCAATATGCTTGATGCTGAACGGGCGGTCACTCATGACCGCATAGTCCTTAATTGCCTGCCGAACTTTGCTTACGGGCTTCATTGACTCCCTCCTCAATCTCATTGATGATCTTCATCGCCTTACGAAGCGTTCCATTAGAACGCCTCATAGTTTCATTGATGATTGTTTCAGTTGCCCTGATCCCTGTCTTTGCTGTGATAAGCTCCGGGATCTCGTCAATTTTGACAGGTGCGAACTCAAAGAAATAATAGCATCGATCGAAGTAATGCGCTGAGTACTTCTCAATTTTGGTTTTTAGCTGTTCCATGCCGATAAGTATGAACTGTGCCATGGTGCAATCGGCTAAGTCCCTGATCATCTCCAGAATGGTTGATTTCTTGCCCTTGAAGGCACGATCCGCCTCGTCTATCAGCAAGATATACTCGGGATGCCGACGGAATATCTCCTCGATCTTGGCATAGATCTCTTCAGTTGTTCCGGTTACGTTGTAATCAAGTACCTTGCTTTCCTTAAATCTGCAGACGGCATAAAGCCTCTTCATGAATCCCTTAGGCGTCTCGGCTTCTTTCATTCTGATGAAGATCCCGCTTGGATTAGTAGCCGGAAAGTGCTCTACAAAGGTTGTTTTCCCAAGACCCGGCCGACCGAAAAACACTGCCAATCCGGGAGTGTCTGTCTTGGGTCTTGAACATAATTCGGCCACCATCTTATTGGCGTCCCTGGTGTTGTAAGTTGAAATAACTACATTCTCACGCATTTTCCCTCCTATATTTTCGGATTACCGATAAAAGCAAGTCTCTTTCAGCTAACATGTTTGCTTGCATTCTTTTCAGACTGCCAAAGTTATGAGGCACATTCCCCTTCCAGCATAACGTCCTCATAACTTTTCCCGAAGGATATACCTCAAGAAGTCCCCAATTTTTAGGAATTTCATCTACTTTCAACAGTCCTATTGGAGCTATATACAACCTAAATATTCCAATTCCTTTATCTTGGTTTATTCGAAATTTCTTTTTCTGGTCAGCTCTGAAATCAGCTCTGGAAGTCTTCGCTTCAAGCAATATAGATTCATTTCCCTTCCATCCTACTATGTCTGGAATTTCCCCTGTACCAGACCATGAAGGCTGTTCGCTGACAATAATTTTGCATCCATTTGTTTTTAGCCATCTACGCCCGATTTCTACTATATCAGAATGATTCATTCTACACTCCTCTTAAACTTGAATTTCGTTCTAATCGATCTAATATCATCTTCTCTTCAGTGGATAACTCTTCTACATTACCCGCATTTGCAGGCATAACTTCAATCCCCTCTTTCGCCATCTGTTCAATAGCTTCCATCATCTCAGGATCAGGAAGCACTCCGCTCCCTTCAGCTGTCTTTTTTCGCTTTGGAGTGCTGATTTTCTCAACCCCTGTGTTCTTGATAATCTCCCGACGCTCCTCAGCTTTATGGTCAATCTGCTCCAATGTCTTAGAAGCGATCTTATTCACTTTTGATTGATCCAGTTTCCCTGGCATTTCAGATCTTACTTCGGTATAAGTGATCAGTCCCACCTTCTCATTGTGCCTGGCCTGAGCGTTAGCGTCACCGCACTGCTCTGCATCGATGAAGCTGCCTTTGATAGTTGCCTCTGCCAATCCTGCCCATATCCGGTCATTCTCACTGGATATTATCGCTGTTGAAGGATCCATTTCATCGAACCTTACCAGACATTTATTGCCTAATTGTGCTATGTTTTGAGGATGCCAGTAGTAGTTTCCGGCACAATAGATCCCGTCACGCTGGACGGATGAGAGAACAGGAATGTTGAGCTTTTCATTGAGCCATGATTTGGAAGGGATCACGATTTCAGTGACCTCCGACTTGAACGCCTCAACAGGTGACATCTCTTCCCCCATCACAGAACGAAGTACCGGACGTTTAGTCGTGTTCCATATGTTGACAAGGGCATTCAAATCAAGAATAAAGTCGTTCCAGGTGGGAACATTCCCGCCTATCTGCTTGATCAGTGCCTTACTTGTCATATTCATATATTCAGGTCTCTCTTTAGCATTCTTTCCGGCATAAAGAGGCTGCTTTCTCTCGAAATCCTCAAACACGATATTCCAATGTGCTTCAATCGTCTTGCCTTCCGGATTTCTTGGTTTAGAATAGGTTATGTGCTTAATGCCTATCTCTCTATATACTCCCTGAGATCCCGCATCTATAAACTGCTTGGCTTTGTTCCAGGGACCGGAGCCTGCCTTTCGGTGGTTAAAGAAGTATAATGGATCAGTAATATAGTTCTGGTATGATGTACCGTTATCTATCGTGATTCTGGCAGGAACACCCCATTTCAAAACTGCCATGTGCAGGGCATTCAATACAAGATGTGTACTCTCGGCATAGCTGGCAGAGTAACCGGCTATCAAACCGGTTGAAATATCCTGCCAGAAAACCACTAAGGGTCTGACAAGGTACCGATACGAAGGATCAACATGCAAAGGCCAGGGAGAAGCAACAAAGAAGTCACACTTGCGGCCGTCCGAAACATAATGAGATCCGGCAATGTTGTCATTGATCCGCTTAACATGTGGCTTCACATTGTTCTTGAATCTTGTTTTCCCTGAAAATACCGAAATCAAAGCCTCATCCTTCCGAACTTCTGCCACTAATCTAGTCAGTGTCCTTTCCTTGATAGGGAACGATACCCTGTCAGGATGCTCTGATAGCAACTGCTTATATATACTGCTTGCCCTATGATTCCGGGGATCAGCAGCTAACTGACGTATTCTTGCCATTAATTCATCACTTACAACACTCTTCCGACCTGAATTATGCCTGGAAGAGATCAAAGATAAGGGATAGTTTATGTTCCCGGCCTCTCTCAACATCTTGCCCCACCGGTGGATTGTCTTTGACGCAACATCTCTCATACCAAGCTTAACAAGCTCAGTTTCACATAGCAGATGGCTGTTGACGTCCCATTTCAGGTCAGCCTCCGACTTCGATAATCCCTGCGAAACCTGAGACGATCTAAACCGCTCCCAAATCTCAACAACAGCCTTACGTGCCCAGGCTATTTCTCTGTCTGATTGACTATATTCAAGAAAAGCAAGTTGCTCCCGCACCTCTGCTTCAGTAGATAGCTCCATCTTCTCAGCTTGCACCGCAGGGAACGAAGTGAGTGTGGGGCAAAGCGTCCCATCGGGTCCACCGGGTACGCGGACATCCTTGTCCGCATCTTCTCCCCGTTCGCTAGCACCAATACGAGCTTGCGAGTTCGGGGCAATGCGAACAGACGTGTCCTCAGCGTCCCTATCCGTCCCTGAAAGTCCCTGCCCGTCCATCATCTCTTCCAGCTCCCTGATCGCCTGATCAGTCTCCGGATTCCGCTTTGAAGCTTCCACAAGATCTTCCGGCACCTCAACAAACACCTCAAGCTTCTTCTTGCCCTTCTCACCAAGAACTGTCCTGCTCTCGAGCTTGCCGGAAGCTGCCTGCTTTCGCACAGCTCGAACGGTAATATCAAGTATCATCGCCGCCATTTTAGTCGATATCCATTGTTTCATATTATATCGCTGCTCCATTAATTAGTGGTATAATAGCCCCCACTGGTCTGGGTGCGCGGACATCCCTGTCCGCATTCCCTCCCAATGGAGGTTGGTTATACCACTAACCATTGGATTTCCTGACAAGATGCCTTTCTGCAAGTTCTATGTCACATCCGGCTACAATATCTGAAACCGAATGTCTTTTATTATCATGTATATCGTCATCTTCCCAATATCCATCAGGTGCCTTATCAAATTCGGCCTTTGCTTTTTCTCCGTCTAAGATAATACGGATTACTTCTTGAGCGTATGGCTCATCACAATTGCATACATAATAGTTATTATCAGGAAGATACTTACTTATCTCTTGTAAAATACTCATAAAATCTTGTGCAAGTTTCGGTAATTCAACTAATAAAGCATCTAAATACTTGTAATTAATTACAAGGAATTTGGGAGTAATGCCTTCTTTTTCTTCCTGTCCGTCCCTGTTAGTCCATGTCTGTCCTTGTTTCCCCGGTTTCTTCACAAAAAACATGCACAGAAACCGATAATACCCCTTCTCTGTGAAGTAGTAGTCAATCAATGGCGTAGAAAACAATCTCTCCAGGATATCTTCATCAGAAAGATCATCTGCCCTCATCATTGCAACTTGATCAGTTCTAAAAATGATCTTAAAATCACCAGTGTTGAATACTTCCGTATTTTCACTAAACCATTCCCTTGCTACATCAATACTCACACCAAGCTGAACCGATATATCGGCAATCGTTACGTATTCAATACCATCGTATTTCTTAGTTGGCTTAAATCTGCTCATTATTGACCTCCGAGGAAAAACATTCGACCTTCATTTCTTTATTATTCTTAACAGATGTAAGCAGATTGTCATAGTTCCAAAGAACACATGTAGTGCAATTATTATCGCACTGTGTCTCGAATGATTCACATAATGCCCCTAATAAATCTTTTTCTTCAATATCTACTTCGACAATCTCGTCTACATCAACTTCTACTTCCTGATGTTCAAAGAATTTTTCTTTAAGTTCAACTGTAATATCTTCACCTTCTAGCGTCTTAGCTTCTACTTGTTCATCTACATTAATCTCAACTTCTTTATAGTCATAAAAAGTATCATTTATCCTTACTTTAATAGTTATCATGCTAATCCCTCCATATTGGTTACGCGGACACCCTGCTCGCTCTTTTCCTGTTCGTCACTGTCGGTCCCTGTCTGTCCTTCAGTATTCTTCCTTGAGACAGTCTTCAGCTCTTCAGCAAATTCCTTCTCAATCCAAGACACCACCTTCGAATTATACCTCTTACCGTTCACAATCGCCCCCACCATATTAGGCCCGAGCTTCGCAATCCCAAGGTCATGAAGTTTGAAGCTGATCCATGAAGGTGAGTAATCCCCATTCTTCAACATTATCGCTGCCTTAATCTGCTCCGGTGTAAAACAAAAGCCACGCTTCCCACTGGGTACGCGGACATCCCTGTCCGCATTTTTACCTTTCAAATGGCCTTTTCTTGATTCCTTCTTCATCTCCCCTCCTCTTGAGATATCAGACCGTTTTCCATATCATCCAAAAATCTCCCAATTACCATATTTAGATAATTCAAAGCATAGCCCCTTGAGGCTCTACTTAAGTTGTAATAGTTCATTGGATTTCTGTAGAAACTGCCGAAATTAAGTATTCCGTCTCTTATGAATTGCAATCCCACAAGGTTACACTCTGCCCTAAGAGTCTCTATTGTTGAATAGAATGTGTCAGATATCTCTCTGCCGGAAGGAGTAAATATCTGTGTCCTTATATTCTTACTGTTCGTATCTGCAGTCCCTGCCTGTCCCTGATTCCCGTCGATTTTAATTTCACCAATCTCAGTGATCATAATTCCTCCATTATTCTATTGATATACTGTTTACATGCCTTCTTCGCCCATCTCCTGGCATCTACCTCAGCCGGATGCTTCCTATAGGCAGCCCATTCATCATCTGAGCAAAATATTGATGTCTCTGGATAATCCCTTAATAGTTTGCTGTTGAATATCTGCCACACATGCCGAAGCTCATGGAATACGGCATCAACTCCATCTTTAATGTCAGTGCAGTTGCATAGATTGATTGTAATTATACTGCAGTCTGCAGCACATCCTACCACCTGAGGAAAAGAATCACAGACATGAAGATGGATATTGTATTGCCCAAGTCCTAAATCCTTTATTGCTATTCTGACTGCAGCACGATATGCTTTCATGAGCTGTAACGTTTCTTGATAAGTCATTATCATATAGTCGCGTTCTATTAGCTTTACTCTGTAAGGCATATCTCCTCCTATTTCAATTATTCTTGACTTTTTCTCACTATCTGTTTTTGTAACCACAGAGACATAATTGATTCACATTATGAGAATGTCAACATAATTTTCACATAATGTGAATAAATTATAGGAGTTCATTGTGATTAATCGTCTTAAGTTGTTGATAGATAAGCTTTCTATCAAGCAAAATGAATTATCAAATATCTTAGGTGTAAAGACAAATACTCTTAATCAGTATATATCTGGCAGCAGAAAAATGCCGTATGATATACTTATAAAATTAGCTGAATTCTCAAATTGTGATTTAAATTGGCTTTTAACTGGCAAAGGTCATATTTTTCTTTCAACTGAAGATAATATTGCCGAAATTTCTGCAGGAATACCATTAGAAGCTGTACACGATTTAGAACCTGATTTTATATATGATCATGCAAGTGTTGCTATTCGGGACCATCTTGATTATGATATTCATGCAGGAGATACCATATTTTTATCAAATTTAAATTTAATCAATGAAGGAGATGTTGCTTTCGGTATCGTCTCTGCAAGTTCCTGTGCGTCCCTGTCAGTCACTGAAGGCACGGAATTAGTCAGTAAAGTGCTAAAATACAATAATTCCCTGCATTTTATTCAAAACATGACCCTAATTCCTATTTCCTGCTGCACAAAAACAGGTAAAATATTAGCTTCTTTACGTAAATTTTAGCAAAACAAAAAAGCCCCGGAAACGGGGCTTTAGATACTGTATATTTCTTATTCTGAGATTATAATCTCCCACTTCTTCCTGAATAGGGAGGTCAAAGGTGCTGATCCGTTCTCAATATGAGCTACATATGATCTGGACATTCCAAGCAATTCCGCAAGGTTCGCCTGCGTAAGCTTGTTTCGCAAGCGATATTCCAATATTTTTTCCGGGGTCAATTCATTAGTTGTCGTCATTATACTATATCCTCTATCTTATATTCAATATGTTCTTCTGCAAATATCTCTTCCATGTGTTCTACTGATGGAAAGAATATCTCATCCCCTCCCCATAATTGGATGTATTCTCCTTCGCTGTCATCTGAAAAGCATATTTCATGCCGACTCTTCAATTCATCATCATATACCTGAACTTCATCACTCATCATATCTGCTCCGGTAGTGAAGCAAAAGTTTTGCCTGTCAGTCATCCAAAATATTACTTTTTTCATTTTCTACCTTCCGTATTTCTTATTGAGCTCAGCAATCTGAGCAGTAGTATTTTCAATCATAGATACCCATATCAATGCTGGCTTTCCTGTTCTTGCAATACGAGCTTCATTGTTTTTTGTTGCCTCGGAAAGCGTATAATTCAATTGAGCAAGCTCTCTTTCGTATGCGTCATTGCTGAACTTCTGAGAAACTTGTGACTGAAGCTTCTTGGCTTCTTCGTTGCTGATGGGTGTTTCCTGTCCGTCAAGATACACTCTGAAACCGTACTTTTCAGTTCCGTACACTTTGCCATTCCATTCTTTTCCATTATACTTCAT